TGTTTAGCAGCTTCCCATTGCATACCTAGCAATGTTACCTCAATAGAAGTTTCTGTCAACATGGCTGCAGGCCAAGTTGAAACTAGAAAATTCTTGCCATCCGAGATACAGATAGAACGTCTTGCCGAAGACGATCTGTGTTGGCTGGCTTTTCCTGGAAGTCGAATGCCCTCATTTCGCGATCTCCGTGCGCATCTTTTAGATGCAAACCTGGAGTCATATGATGGTGCTACCCGCGTTAGCTTTACTGATGATGGTGAACATGTAATGTTCATGGCATCTAGCAGTGCTTCAATCATTGCTGGAAAGTCTTACTATCAGGAAGTTGATGGAGTTATTACCTACATCACGCCCACTCAGCTCGTTGAGTGCGTTGGATGTGAAGGAATAGATGGTGATTGTGGTCAAGTTTACTTGATGAAACACAGTCCATCTCCCCAAAAAATTGCCGGCTTTCACGTAGCTGGTTTAAAAGACAAATCGTACTTTGTTCCAATAACGAAGGCGAATTTACCTAAAAAACTTGTCACTTTTGATCCTGTGACAACTTTTGAGCATCCCAAAGCTCAAAGCTCATTTGAACCTCATTCGAAATGTTCCATTATCGAATCTCAAGAGTCTGCTGGCATCCACATGGCTGTGGAATGTCATATCTCAAAACCTCATTTTCAGAATTGCAAAACTGACCTTAAACCCTCAATTATGCAAACTGGAATAGAAGTTAATTTAAATGGAGTAGCGAAACAAATCGCTACGCCGTGGCCAATCAAACAAAGGCCCGCCATTTTGACTCGTGACCAAGCATCTTTCGCCAAGCAGTATAAAAAGCTTGCCGGAAAGAAAAATGAGAAACTTCCTGACTTAGTTAATGATCCAGAAGTGTGGCAGGGTCTTTTTCCCAAAGATCCGCGCATCCGAAAATTAACTGTTAAAGAAGTAATCGATGGAATTCCTGGTTTTATACCTTCCTTAGACAATGACACCTGTTCTGGGTGGCCTTATTGTGAAATTGGAACTCCACGTAAACAACTCTTTCGTCGCTCTTGTGATGATGGAGGTTATTGGGTTCGTCCTGACGTACTTGCTGATATTCAAGATTTTGAATTGAAAGCTATGGAAGGCATTGCAAAAACACCGGTTTTTGTAGGCTTCCAGAAAGATGAACTCAGACCATTATTGGAACAACAAGGAATTGATCCAAGTAAATGGTTGCCCAAAGATCCCCGTCCTATTCAAGCCGCCCCTCTATGGTTCCTTATCATCTGCAAGATGTATTTTGGAGCCTGGACTGCCGTTGTTTCTCAACAACGAGGTCCTGTGGCAATTGGACTAAATCCTTACTCTACACAATGGTACGCAGAATATAGAGAATTCTACGACTTTGCCAAAGGAAAAGTTGATTCACAAGATGTTTCTGGTTTCGATCTTAATTATCCTGGTGATTTTTATATACCAGTTGTTCGCAATTATGTTGCTG